TAGTAAGGGCAATTGCATTACTTAGTAGTGTTTCAATTACGTCAATCTCAGCAACTCCAGTGGAGATGTCATCACTACCATACTCATAAATTTCAGCAGTCATTGTATAGTAGTAAACCTTACCTAACTGGTAAAAAGGATCTTCTCTTTCTACAAATTTAATTTCGTAGAGATCTTTAGTCAATGGGAAGTAAAGGAGATCTCCTTCATTAGGTCTTCCATCAACAGTTAGTGTTGGATTATGTTCAGTTACTTCTTCATCCCATCTTCTTTGTGACACAGAAAATCTAACTTCGTCTGTAATACGAAGTCCAAATTTACTAATAAATTCTGATGGAGATCCAAAACCTTCTACGTTTTGCAGCATCATTTCAATTTGAAACTGCTCTGTATATTTGTTGTAGATAATATCATCTAGAGTGTTATCTCTAAGAATAGTTCTAGGCATGTAATAGATATCCGTGCCGAACAATTTAATTTGTTCGTCCACAAGATCCTGGACGAGACCTTGCTCGCCACTAGTACCGCCGTAGTAACTTGGAAAATAGGAACTGGTAGGCATTTTATCCGATCATATCCATTGGTGGTAGTGAATAATCTGTCATCATTCTAGATTCCAACTCACGAACTTCTCTGTTTCCGTCTTCCCATAGTTGGCGACCATTAAGATTAATGCCACCAGGAAGTGAAACGTTGTTATATTTAATCAAGTTTTGACCCCACTGCCTCTTCATGAGAGCAGTAGCATATCTCTTTACAAAACTATCATTATAAACTTGAGTATGTACATCTGGATCCAGGTATCTATAGCAATCAATAAGTAAATATTGATCTTCTATAATTCTAGATTTATCAATATCTACGTACAACCTATCTTGTCTTTTATTAAATCTATATTCAACAAACGCACCTGTATTGATAACCATATCAATGGTCTCAAAGTGTTGCTTGATCATATAGTAATTTGTCAGATCAAAATTACCAAAACTAAATGCCGAACCTGAAGAGAATGAGAACAGGTCCATCAAATAGTATTGATTGCTCATACCAAAAAGGTTATTCCTCAAGAAATTTGAAGAGACTCCAAAAACTTTTTGAATACCTATAACAAGTTCAGGAACCTCAATGTAGTTACTCCTGTTCTCCCATCCAGTTCCATCAGGTGATGAGGACGCAGCATCAGTCTCAGTGAAACGAGTTACCTCCGCAGCAGTAAACTGATGCTTTAGATACATCCTTTCGACACCATCAAAATGGTATTCGTGATAATATTGCAACGCCTGATCTATGATGTCATCCTTTTGGGTGGCATCCATATTGATTTGCAGGACAGGCGCACCTAATTGGCGTTCACAATATGCAATTAGTTCTGCTTTAGTTGTTGGTGTAGCCATGCACCTAGATACAAAAAATCCCTACTTCTATTTAGGAAGCAGGGATTTGTGTTACTCAGATTCTTCTTCGGAAGGAGTTTCCTCTTTGGGGTTGAGCAAATCTAGAGTTTCAATACCACCAATTAGTTTCAATTTGTATTCTTTTGCTTTGGCAAGGTTTGCTTCTAGTTCAGAAATTTGCTTATCTGTACTAGCAATTTGCTCATCAAAATTCTTTCTCAGTTGTTCAGTGTCCATTGTAGTAATATAAAATGATGTACTTTATTATTTAGTTTTCTTTTTCAGAACAGAAAATTTTATCCAATTCCAAAGAATTACCTGTAATACTAATAACAGGCAATCCCTGACTATCAGCAAGTCTATTGATAGAGTAAGTTAAATCGCTTGCAGCAATTTTTTTTAAAGTTTCGCATTTGTCAATATCTTCTTGACGTGGTGCAGATAGTCTGAGATTTTCTCTCATCTCGTCAACCCAATCAGAAGTTACACCAGGACCAAAAGGTTCCTCACTTTCAATATCATTGATGAGTGTTACAAAAACTTCTCTTTGTGCTTCAGATAATGAAGCCATGTACGTTAAATCTAATGCCATTTTATGATTTCCTATATCGAATAATACAAACTCCAGATCCACCTGGAGCACCTACAGCACCGCTACGTGGGGCGTTATAACCGCCACCACCGCCACCGCCACCGCGATTAGTTGCGCCAGCTTCAGCACTATTAGGTGTGGGACTACCGAAATTGACTGGAGCACCTGTTGCTCGTCCACCATCTCCCCCACCATAGTCACCTGCTTTTGTGCCACGACGGCGACCTGTGCCTCGGACACCGCCACCACCACCGCCAGCATAACCAACCATTGATCCAGTGATATCAAAGTATCCTCCGTGACCACCTTCACCCCCAGTATCTCTGGGAGCTCCACCAGTGCCGCCATTAGTACCAAATCCACCACCACCTGCTCCTGTGTCTCCATCACCACGATTGCCGCCAGCGTTTCCTTGAACTCCTTGGCATTCATTAGTTGATGTTTCAATTGCCTCCCAACTTTGAGCACCTCTAGCAAGTGCGTCACCATCAGCCATGGCCTCGTTATTACTAAGGTATACATCCCTAATATTATGTGCTTTATCTGTTGCTTGAGGTCCAAAGTTTTTACCAATTGCGTTTCCACCTCTTCTAGAGACGCTAGCAGATCCACCTCCAGAACCACCTTGACCAGCAATTCTATTTGGAGAACTTCCGCCATGAGCACAACCTCCACCACCACCTACTGCTTCATAACTAAATCCAGCATTATCAGTAAATGTAGATGGAGTTCCTGCGCGACCTTCTTGCTGTGAACTATTCCACCCAGTTCCTCCTGCTCCACCACCACCGATAGAAATATTATAAGTACCTGGTGCTAGATAAAGTTCTCTTCTGTAAATTACACCACCAGCACCACCACCACCACCGATGACGCCACCACCACCGCCTCCTCCAGCGATTAGTAGGAATTCTACACCACCATCTTGATTACTTTGGTTGACTGTTAGAGTTCCATCTCCAGTGAATCTATAAACTCTGTAACCACTATAGTCACCAGTTAAATCAGAAGTAACTACGCTACCAGTTGCACTAATATCATAATTCTGTTGACCAAAACTCTTCCATTGAGATCCAGTCCATACCTGTAATTTATTTTCGGTACTATTAAATATCATGAATCCTGTGGCAGGATTCACGGGTCTGTTAGAACTATTATAAAGGGGTAAGTTAAATTCCGTAGATACGTTTAAATCACCAACATTAATTTCGGACATGTTCTGTCAAGACTTTTTGCTATACTCTATTTATAGTATTACATCTATCATGTGCATGTTCTAGATGAGGACCATCTCTACGCACGTAGTGCATGAACATTTGATGATAGTATGATTTTGAATTTCCTTCCATTGGTTCTCTCCAATGAGGTCGTTCGCATCCTTTGTAAATTACCCCATCACCAGGATTTGTAATCAATGGGATATCATCTCCATCTGGAGTTGTAAACCATATTGGCCAATCATAATCTAAATTATGCGAGCAATTAATAGAGATGCTCACCTCGCATGCAGGTCTATCTACATGTTTTTCTAGTAATTGTTTTTTAAAATAAAATCTGTCGTAAAAATATGTTGGATACAGAGGATCATTAATTACATTTTCTATTTTAGATTTTACATCAAAATGCAATTGTCTAAATTTTGGGTGATTATATCTAGACAAACTACCACTAACTTGCCCTTCGTCAGGGATATGGATAACATTTCCTCTGGACTCGTAAGTATATTGTCCTCGTTCCCAAGGAATAGGTTCAAATAAAAATACAGGATTTATAATATTTTTTACTACAATAACAGACCAATCATTCCAATTCATACTCATCTCCACTGAGGTCCAGTTACCCAAGCAACTAAAGATCGTCTTTCGCCAGACAATACTTTTTTAGCTCTATGGGGAAGTCTACTATCAAAAATAATAATAGTTCCTTTTGTTTTTGGTGCAAAAAAAGTTCTGTTTTGATCTTCCATCATTTGAAATTCTCCACCAGTATAATCTTCATGTGAAGATAACTGGACAACCACAGACAATTTTCTAATCTGTTTAGTATTTCTATCAATAAAAGAATCAACTGGATGCTTAGGATCAGGAGAAACTATACTTCCTACTCCATCGTCTTTATGCCATCCATAATATTGACCAGTTTTGTATCTAGTATATTGTATTGAATTATGATCAAATTCTTTAATGTCGTAACCAAAATTGCTATCGTTTGCTAGAGTAACATAATGCCACAACAATCCACCAATCCAATGGGTATCAGGAATCCATTGATTTGAACTATCTCTAACTGCTAATGCTAATCCACCTTTAGTTTCTGAGTCAATAAAATTATCAGATCTTTCTAAAGTTAATACTAGTGGATCAATTAACTCATCTGGTAAATGTGATTGATACCACATCGCTTCATATGCCATAATTAATTAACCTCATATCCATATTTATCTGCTAGGTGTTCATACAATGTCGGAGCAATATCTGTAATATGTTGCCACCATTGTTTTCTTCTGGAGAATCGTAACGCAGCTTCTTGTGCTACTTTTTTATAGTCCACATCATTTTGATATGTCCATGCACAAATTGTTGATTCATCTGCAATTGGGTAATGCATACCTGTAGCAATATAAGGTTGCCCTCCATTACAAAATTTATCATCAATCATTTTTGCTACTGCTAGATGTCTAAAATCTGTTTGCATCTGAGGAATTCTTAAAATTTCTTCACGTAGATTAGATCTCTCTGTAATATCTCTCCAATAAGGACTATCGTTTCTAGAACTAAGTTTATAGTGAAGACCCACAAAAGTAGCAAATGTATCAAATATATCACGCACAGACATGTTAAAAATGTCTCTGTCTAATTGGTTTACAAAAGGTTTAGAAATAGATTTTGTTAGTTTGAGTAGAAACTCATGTACAGTAAATAATCCATTGCTTTCTAAAGGTTCAATAAAACCTCCTGCTAAACCAATACCAACTACATTTTTACTCCATACATTTTTATGGATTCCAATACGCATTTTGATATCTCTAAACTCAAGATCATCTCTTCCTATGTGTTCTTGAAATTCTTTTAACGCATCTTCTGGTGTGATGTGATCATCACTATACACATAACCTGTACCAATTCTACTCCACAAAGGAATATTCCACACCCAACCAGATGATAAAGCAGTTCCATTAGTAAATGGTTCTAATTGTTTTTCTTTATCTGTATAAGGTAATCTAGTTGCCCATGCTCTGTTGTTGGGAACAACATCTCTATAAGAAACAAACTCCTCATTTAAAGCACCTGCTAAGAGCATACTTTTAAATCCTGTGCAATCAAGATACATGTCAGCAGAATGCTCTGTACCATCTTCAAGAATTAATGATTCTACTCCATCTGCACCTACGATAGCATTCTTTACAGAAGATGAAATAAGTTCTACACCTCTAGGAAGGCAATAGTTATTTTTCAACCATTGCCCAAATTTAACAGCATCAAAATGATAAGCAGCATCTTTTGCAAAATTAAAATTATCTAAGTGACCACTCTCATTTTTATCAATTTTATTTTGCTCTGCTAAAAGGGTTATAGGATTATAACATCTAGCAAAATCTTGTACAGGAATACCAGGAGAAAAATGTTTTAATACTTGCCAATCATTAAACCCAAGGTCAGTTCCATCTAGCATTGGCGGTCCAAATGGGTAATGATAACCACCATCTCCCTTCGCATAAAAATCTGTAAATTTAATACTTAGTTTATAAGAAGCATCACACTCCTTCATAAAATCATCTTCACGAATTCCTAGCAGAGCTAACCACTGATTGATATGTCCTAGTGTACTTTCACCAACTCCTACGATTGGGTAGTCTGGACTTTCTATGATAGTAATTTTTCTGTTAGGGAAAAACCTAATCATTGTAGCGGCAGACATCCATCCAGCACTACCGCCACCAACTATAGTAATTGAATTAATTTCATTAGACATTTTTGTACACCTTAATATTGCATGAAATAGTTACTCGTTCTTTGTTTGATTTTCCTACGGTAGGAACTTCGTGTTTGACGTGTCCTGGAAAAATCATATAATCATCTTCTTCGGTATCAATTGACCATGTATCTTGCATGTAACTAAAAAATGGATTCTTATTATCAAACGAATCATATAGATCTTTCTGTAACCACCTAGTTTGATCTGATGAACTAAATGGATTGTTAAAGCACGTAGAAGGGTGATTAAATTTATCAAATTGTACAAATAACACAGAACTAAAAGAGTCGCAACCATGACCATGACTGGTGAGGAAGTAACCTTCTGTAGATACTGTGTAATTAGTTATTTGAAAAAAATAATTGATGCTGGAATTTAATCCAAGGTGAGAAAGAAATTCTCTAACCTTCGAGTCTATAACAGAAGTCAATCCAGAGTCTTCGTAACTGATAGATTTAAATTTTTTGTCTGCCTCATCATTATTGGAGTGATGCCAGTTACTCTTCATAGTAGTTGGCATCACCTTATCCCAAGTATTTCTTTTGGGATCTACATTAAAATTGTACAACATCTCATTAAGAATGAGATCTTTATCATAATCATTTTTAGTTATTTTTGTTTTCCATACTGGTATAGAAAACACATTATATAATTCACTCATAGTTAAAAATAATGTTGCTTCTGAATTCAGAATCAGTGCATGTCGTACTACAATGAGGTTTTGCTGGATTGAAAAATAATGCTCTGTTTGATATAGAACGAATGCCTACAGCATTCTCATCATCTTCTTTTAATAACGTTGACCCATCATTAGTATTTAGGTAGACTATACAACCTCTATGATCCCAGAGCATATCTGTATGCCAGTCGTGGCGCACGATCTCAGTAGTTTTGGGAAATAAATTTAATTGAACTCTTAACAATTTTTCAGTTTTAATTTTTTCTATAATAGGAGAAAGATGCTCGTAGTAATCACTGCACACCTCACCAGCAAAGAAAAAATTGTGAGTAAAATAAATCCCGTCGTCTGAAGACGCCGACGCTACTCGGTGCTTCAAATACAACGGGAAATAAGGATTGTTTATTGTTTGTTTAGTTAGTTGTTCAAACTCTTCACTATTGAGGAAATTTTCCTCTACATTGTAAAACATATATTAGATTGTATGACGAACACGAACGATGCCAGGACCACCAGCAGCTCCTTGACCATTACCACCACCATTATACCAGCCGCCTCCGCCGCCACCACCAGTGTTAACTTGTCCTGGTTCACCCCAACCTTGTCCACCGCCACCTGCATATTGCGATGATCTAGATCCACCACGACCACCGCCACCAGGAGCAGCAGGAGTTGTGATTGGAGCATTACCATAGTTTTCGTGACTTCCTCCGCCACCTCCACCACCAACAGTTAGTCCCATATAAGTGATTCCATCACCTCCAACTCTTCCATTAACTGTGTTGTTGGGGTTAGCACCACCGCCGCCACCGCCAGTATGAGTACCAGAGTGTGTTCCAGAAACATTATTGCCGTTTCTATAACCAGGATTTCCGTGAGTAACACCACCACCAGGAGCAGTACCTTGAGTTGCTTCTCCTCTTTGTGGTTGTCTAGGACCAGGACCAGATGCGCCGCCACCAGAACCACCTGGTTCTCCAGTTTCTCTAGCATTAGGACCCCATGATCCAGCAGAACCACCACCAAATGCAGTATGCGTTCCAAACTTAGAAGGAGATCCACTAGTTCCTTTGTTGGCAGGATGTCCAGCTAGAGGTGTCTGTCCACCTGCTCCCACTTTTACATCATAAGAACCAACTGTGATTGGATAAGATCCGTGGTAGCAAACGCCACCGCCGCCGCCTCCTCCACCAATAGTTCCGCCACAACCACCACCTGCTGCCACAAGAACTTCGGCAGTAGCACCACCAGCAGCTCCCGTTACATTAAAATTATACTCTCCAACATTGTACCATGTGTGAACTTTATATCCACCAGAGAATGTAATCTCACCACCAGTAGCAGTAATCAAACCACTACCTGCAGAACCCGCACTAATCCATTGTGATCCATCGGATATTTGAATAGTATCCGAAGTCGAATCATAGATAGTCCTGCCAGCACTATGTGATGGTCGGTTATCTGGACTTGATGTATATGAAGGAAGTGTCAGTCCGTTAGACAGAGTTACAGTTCCTACGTTTAGACTAGACATATTTCAATCTGCTTATAAGTTCTTTGCTTTATCTATTTATCACATAATTACCCAGTTACCTACGACATCAACTACAACGCCTGGTTGAATTGTAATCGGACCAATGGACATTGCGTTAGCATTTGCAGGAATAGTTACATCTTCTGCCAATGTGTTAGCAGAGTTTTTGATGATGCCTGTGGTGTCAATCCATTGGGGGGTGTCTCTAATATACATGACACCATTTAGTCCAAGGTGTCCATCATTACCACCACCACCAATTTGTAGATCATAATCTGGGTCACCAGTAAATCCATTAACAGAGGAATCTGGGTTAATCCATACCTTAGACTCTCTGTAGATATCCAGTTCATTTGCAGATTCTGTCCATCTGGAAGTAACGAACTCAGCGTTGTTCTGGAAGACCAGACCATTGATGTTGATATCGCCTTGGATGTTCAGTTGATATTCTCTCTGGACCTGTGGATCTACTGTAGTATCAGTACCACCAAATAGGAGAGTGTTGATTGCAACTCTGTTCTCAGAACCTTGGATTGCAAGTGCTGGTGTACTCTTCCAAGTTAAACCTCCTGCAACGGCACCATCACTAGGTGTGATTTCAAAAGTATCTGATTGTAGTAGTTGATTACCAACACGGAAGTTACTTAGATAGTTACCAGGAGTTCCAGAAGATGCACCAGTTGCACCTGCGTAAATTACAGGAGCACCAGCATTACTATCTGCACGACCAACTTGAACTGCTGTCTTAACTCTTGCTGATCCATTTACATCCAACTCATAGGCATCGTTGGCAGTCATCTGTACACCCAGATTGCCGTTACCAGTAATCGTTAGAGCGTCAGTAAATGCACCAGTGCTGAAATGCATTGCAACTTGTGTTGTCAGCGAATTGTATAGTTGTTTAAAGTATACATCACCAACAGAGTTGTCATACTTCAGTTCAAGACCTTCATCAGTAGTGCCATCCTGACCCAGCAATTGAATTATTGAATCGCGTTGATTTGGACCACCACCAACGTTGTAGGATGAGTACATTCTCAGGACAACATCTTGATCTCCATCTTCTACAATCAGAAGTTTTACTGCAGAATCAGAAGTAGTTGTACCAATGCTTACTGTATCATCTGTAGCATCAACGTGCAATGTGTTAGTGTTGACTGTTAGGTCAGCAGCAACTGTAATATTGCTTAAGAAATCTCCTCTGCCAGATACGCTCAATGCTTGACTTCCTGCCGCTACTCCACCGATGGTGAGCAGACCTGACATTGTATCGCCTGCCTTAAGAACGTTAAGCGAAGCAGCACCAGTTAGAGAAGCAGTGATTGTTCCAGCACTAAAGTTTCCACTGGTGTCTCTTGATACTGCAGACTTCAGTGATGTTGTTGATAATACATTAGAGGAGTTGAATACTACG